GTAAGGAATACAAATGGCGTACTCAGATACATACGGTCAGACAGTTAACGTACAAACCCTGATTGATCATGGTGCGAGACGTGCAGGCAAATTAGCCGAAGAGTTGACCTCTGAGCAACTTGTGTCCGCTCGTCAGTCTTTGAGCTTTCTTCTTCAGAACCTGATCAACATCGGAATACAGTATTTCGCCATCGATAAGATCGTTTTGGGCGTTTCTCCGAACAATTACATATACACCCTACCCGCAGGTGCAAACGACGCTCTAAACGTGCTCTATCGCACCATGAACCGCCCTAGCGCGAGCTACACATCCTCTGCGGGTGGTACGGTTGGCAACGTGGGTGATAACGACGTAGACACGTTCTGCCAACAGACAAGCGCGAACGGCAACATTTCAGCTAACTTTGGGACAAACCAAGACATTTATGCTGGCTCCATCGGTATCCTGCCGTACATAGCAGGTGGTGGAAGCGCTACATGGACGTTGACCCTTGAGTACTCAACAGATAACAGTACGTGGACTACCCTCCAAAACCTTGGCGCCGTGGCTGTGACGGACAACCAGTGGATCTGGACGGACATAAACCCCGGTCAAGCCGTGCAGTACTACCGCGTTCGCGCCTCTGGTGGGACTACCTTGGCTTTGCGTGAGTTCTACGTTGGAAATAATTCCACTGAGATCACTATGTCCCGCCTGAATCGCGATGACTACACGAACCTGCCAAACAAGAACTTCACATCAAACCAACCCTTCCAATTCTGGTTTGATCGCACTATTCCCTTGCCATCGCTGTACTTGTGGCCCGTCCCCAGTGATCCGTTTGTACAAATTACCGTGTGGTACAGCAAACAGATCATGGACGTTGGCTCGCTGACAAACGAGCTGTACATCCCAACTCGATGGTATGAGGCGACGTTGATGATGTTGTCGCATAGGATGGCGCTCGAGTTGCCGGGCGTTGACATGGCGCGCATCCAATACCTTGAAGGTCAAGCCGAGAAGTACCTGAACCAAGTGGAGCAGGAAGAGCGTGATCGTAGTCCGATCTATTTGGCACCCAACATAGGAGTTTACACACGATGACCGTTTGCTCCGTCTATTGGATCCGCGCACCACACCACAGTGATATGTTAACTGAGGGTTATGTTGGCGTGTCCAAAGACGCAGATAAGCGTTGGAATTACGGTCACAAGTGGGCTCATAAGAACAAGCGACATGACAATGCAATCTTGTCAAACGCAATCAACAAATACGGCTGGGACACTCTAATTAAAGAGGTTGTGTTGGTTTCAGACCTTGAATACTGCTACGACATTGAAAGCAAGCTTCGCCCTGAACAATTGATTGGCTGGAACATTGCTGTTGGTGGTTTTAAGCCCCCAATGAGCAAGCCTCGTGGCGAAGACTATGTCAGCCCACTGAAGGGCATACCACGCCCAACACCATGGCTGGTTGGCAAACTAAAGCCTATGCCTGAAAACTTCTTTAGCAAGGGCGGCAAAGCTGGCAAAGGTCGCAAGCAAACGCCAGAGCAGATTGCCAAACGTGTTGCCTCTCGCAGTGCTACTCTTGCCGCGCAAGGGAGAACTCACTAATGCCAGTCTTCCTCGACACTCGTGGCAACGCTACTTTATCGATAGCGATCTGTGATCGTTGCAAGATGAAACGCGACCATGATCAGATGAGACCTGACCCCAATTTCCCCGGCTTACAAGTCTGTGGGCAAGGATGCGCTGATGAGAAAGATCCCTATAGACTTCCAGCCCGAAAAACTGAGAGAATAACGATCAGATTCCCACGCCCTGATGTGAGCGTTGCCGCCAATGACAACAACATTGTCACTACCCAAAACGGTATCACTGGTGGTAGCTTTATCATCTCGACAGAGGGTAACACTCAGGATCCTGAGAATAACGGTAACCTAGACCAACTGAGCCCATAATATGTCCGCACAAGTAACGATCACACAATTACCTGCCGCTGGTGCGATTACTGGTTCAGAATCTGTTCCTATCGTCCAGAATGGTCAAACCGTACGCACCACGACAGGCGCTATTGCGGCGTCTCCTTCACAACCTTATCAGTACCTTACCGTTGTCCAAACACCTCAACTTGCTAACAGCAGAGCGCTGTCTGGTGGTACTGGTATTGGCTTGGTTGATGGTGGAGCTCAATCTACCCTTCAGATCACCCTAAATGCTGTCTCAGGAAGCCTTGAAACGGCGTCTAACGGTGTTATTGCCAAATCTGGTAGCGCGGTAGTAGCTCGTACTTTGACAGCCTCTGGCAACGGTTTAAGCATAACCAATGGCGATGGCGTATCAGGCAACCCAACATTTGCTTTGAGCGGTGTTGCGGCTTCTGTGGCTGGGTTGTCTGGCACAGGTATGCTTGCCATGACTGGTGGTGGTACGACGGTGTCTGGTCGTGACCTTTTGGGTACGGCAAACCAGATCACGATAACCAACGGAAACGGCTCCGCTGGTAACCCTACGTTTGCGATTACGACAAACCCAGAGTTGCCCGGCACTGAGGGCGTCACCCTACCCATCGGCACAACCGCTGAGCGCGCCGCCATTCCAAATAATGGTGAGCTTCGCTATAACACCACGACAGGAACCTTTGAGGGTTATGCGAATAACGCTTGGGGTGCAATTGTCACAGGTACTGGCGTTACATCGGTCGCTACGGGTACGGGTCTCACGGGCGGCCCCATCACCTCAACTGGAACTATTTCGATCGCTAACACCACGGTGACGGCTGGTAGCTACACTTCTGCCAACATCACTGTCAATGCTCAAGGTCAGATCACTGCCGCGGCAAATGGTGCGGCTGGTGGTGTCACAAGCTTTAGCGCTGGGACTACTGGTCTTACACCAAGCACCGCATCTACAGGAGCAGTCGTTCTTGCAGGGACTTTAGGTGTCCCTAATGGTGGTACTGGTGCAACTACGCTGACTGGTTATTTAGTTGGTAATGGAGCAAGCCCTGTCACTGCTGTTGCCACTATTCCAAATGCTGGATTGACAAACAGCTCAATTACAGTAGGAACTACAGCAATTGCATTAGGCGCTACTAGCCTGACACTTGCTGGTCTTACATCTGTGACGGTCACGCAAGACCCAGTTGCGGCGCTTGACTTAGCCACCAAGCAGTATGTAGATGCAGTTGCTGAGGGACTTCACGTTCATCCGTCTTGTAATGCGGCAACACCGAATACGCTTGCATCTATCACTGGTGGCACGGTAACTTACAACAACGGCACGGCTGGTGTTGGCGCTACTTTGACATTGTCTGTTGCGTTGACTGTTTTAGATGGCTACACGCTCTTGAATGGCGACCGTGTTCTTGTAAAAAACGAGGCTACGCAAGCCAACAACGGTATTTACACATGGGCAACTGGTGGTACGGTTTTAACTCGTGCAACTGACTTTGATACCGCGCCTGAGATGGCAAGCGGTGACTTTACCTTTATCACTTACGGTACGCTGTACGGAAGCACTGGATGGGTTCAGACTGACCCAGTAACGATTGTTGGTACAAGCCCTGTTACGTGGATACAGTTCACAGGTGCAGGCTCTTACACAGCAGGTACAGGTCTGACCCTTGCGGGTACTCAGTTCAGCATTACAAACACAGCGGTAACTGCTGGTGCATACGGCTCTGCTACGCAGGTAGGTACATTCACGGTAAACCAGCAGGGTCAGTTGACTTTGGCAGGCAATACCACGATAACTCCAGCGGTCGGATCTATTACTGGACTAGGTACAGGTGTTGGAACTGCTCTTGCGCTTAACGTAGGCTCTGCTGGCGCTTTTGTGACGTTCAATGGTGCGCTAGGTACGCCATCAAGCGGTACAGTTACAAACTTAACGGGTACTGCATCAATTAACATTAACGGAACTGTTGGTGCTACAACACCAACCACTGGCGCATTTACCACTGTAGCCGCAACGACAGTAACGGCAACAACTGGCATCTTTGGAGGAACATTCTAATGGCTCAAGCTGGATTTACACCCATATCGCTGTACTTCAGCACGACGTCAGCTACGGCTCCTAGTTCTGGGAACTTGGTTAACGGTGAGTTAGCGATCAACATCAATGACGGTGAGATGGCGCTGTATGCCAAGAACGCTACTGGTACTGTCACTCGACTGATCAACAACCCTGCTGGCTTGAAGTACCCATCTGCTGACGGCACATCCAATCAAGTCTTGGTCACCAACGGTTCTGGTGTTTTGTCGTTCACTACGCTTAGCTCACTTCCAAGCCAAACTGGCAATGCAGGCAAGTTCTTGTTTACAAACGGTACTGCCGCTAGTTGGGAATTTACAGGCGCTTCTGCTGGTGGTGTAATTTGGGAGAACAGTTTAGTTGTGACTTCCAATTACACTCTGTCAACGGCTAAGAACGGCTTCAGCGTTGGCCCCATCACCATCAACAGTGGTGTCACAGTAACAGTGCCAAGCGGTCAGCGCTGGGTCATTCTCTAAGGACATAGCATGAGTACAATTTCAGCAGGAACAGCAAGCGGAACGGCGCTAGTTCAGACAGGCGACACAACTGGTCAGTTAGTTTTACAAACAAACGGATCAACCACCGCTGTCACTATTGCCACTAACCAAGTTGTAACTTTGGCTCAACCTTTGCCCGTTGGCTCTGGTGGTACGGGTGCTACAAGTTTGAGCGGTGTTACTGTTGGTACTGCTACATCAGCCACAACAGCTACAAACCTTGCTGGCGGTTCTAATGGCACGATTCCTTATCAATCAGCCGCAGGCACAACACAGATGCTGGCAGTCGGTACGGCAGGTCAAGTGCTTCAAACAAACGGTGCAGGTGCGCCTAGTTGGATTACGCCTAGTGCTGGCGCAATGACGCTTATTTCAACCACTATAGCAAGTTCAAGCGCAACAGTAGATTTTACTGGTTTGACTTCTGCGTACAAAAACTATGTGGTGATTGTCACTAATGCTGTTCCTGCAACAAACAACGCCGCTTTAGTGTTTAGAACTTCAACCAATAATGGTTCTAGTTATGATTCAGGGGCTAATAACTATTACAGCACGCATACTAATTTTGGTGATACAACTTGGAACTATGGGCAAACTTCTGATGATCGTTTTTACATCAATTTTTATGGGCAAGATAATACTGCTAGTTATGGTGGCCAGTCTTTTACTATGACTATAGCAAACCCTTCTGCTTCAAACAGAACTCAATGGTACCTTATAGGGTTTGAAAATGGTTACTCTGCTCAACAGGGCGCTTTTGTTGGTGGTGGGTATCGGTTTGCAACATCCGGCGTAGTCAATGCAATTCGTTTCTTTTTTGGTTCTGGCAACATTGCTTCAGGAACATTCAAACTTTACGGGATTAGTTAATCATGTACACACATAAAATGGTTAATGGCGTTCGGGTTGATCTAACTGCTCAAGAGATTGCTGAGTTTGAAGCGCAAGCCTCTTCGTATGTCCTGCCTACGCCACCCACACCAACTAAAGAACAACTGCTTGCACAGGTGCAGGCTTTGACAGCACAGATACAGGCACTGGAGTAAACCATGGCAGTAATAATTAACGGCAACAACACACCCACCGCTGGTAGCGTAACCTACGGTGATGGGTCTCAGTACGCAAACACAGCGTCAGGCTCTGCTGGTCAGGTGCTAACTTCGGCAGGTTCTTCTGCTCCTGTTTGGGCTACACCAGCATCAGTCAATCTTGCTACTGGCGTGACAGGCACATTGCCTATCGCTAATGGTGGTACTAACTCGACTGCTACGCCTACCGCTGGCGGTGTTGTGTATGGCACTGGTACTGCACAAGCGGTTACAACGGCAGGTAGTTCAGGTCAACTTTTGCAGAGCAATGGCGCTTCGGCTCCGTCTTGGGTAACAGCTAGTCCTGCGGCAATGACATTGATTAGCACCGTGACAGCCTCTAGTTCCGCATCTTTATCTTGGACGGGTCTAAGTGGGTACAACAACTACATTATTATTTTTGATGGAATTGCCCCATCAACCACAAATGCTTATTTACTTTTTCAAGTTGGCACGGGGGCGGGGCCAACGTATGTAACTTCTTCTTACATTAACAATGATTTTGCAATTGTTGGTAATGGTGCGCAAACTAACTCAATTAACAATAACACTACAGGCATTATTACAGTTGGCGCAAGCGCAACTATAGGTGTTCGTTCTACATCATATGTTAGCGGTCGCGCATCGTTTTATAACATGACAAACTCTTTAATAACAGTTGCCGATTATGCGGCGTCATACCAAGATCAAGTTAATAACATGTTTGTTTTGGGTCTTGGTAATGGAAATACATCTAACACAACAGCTAAAACTGCTATCAAAATTCTATGGACGTCTGGCAACATTGCGTCTGGAACAGCATCTCTTTATGGAGTTACAACATGAGCCAATACACACACAACATGGTTAACGGCATTCGGGTTGATCTGACGACTCAAGAAATCGCTGAGTTGGAAGCCCGTGATGCGGCATACGTACCGCCTGTTGCCCCACCTGCACCAACCAAAGAACAATTGCTTGCTGAACTTACAGCACTCACGGCTAAAATACAGGCATTGGAGTAACACATGGCAACCACAATCAATGCGGACACATCCACTGGTGGAGCGGTCGTTTCAGGCGACGGGTCTGGTGTACTAGCACTTCTGTCTGGTGGCACTACAGGCTTTACGCTTAACACGTCATTGGCTTTGGGTGTTGGCTCTGGTAACTCAACAGGCACGGCAGGTCAAATCTTGACTTCTGGTGGTTCAGGCGCACCCCCTACTTGGTCAACGCCTTCAGGTGTTTCAGCCATTGATCTTTTCTACTACGCTAACCTATAAGGAGCAAACATGACAACAGGACTTTTAGGTTCGGCAGACCTTGCCGCTAACACACTAACAACAATCTGCACACTGCCAGCGGGATCACAGTCCTTCACGGTCAACGTGTGCAATCGTAACGCATCAAACGTAACAATTCGTATTGCACCTTTGTCAACTTCGGCAACGCCCACAAATGCGGAGTACTTTGTTTACGATACCCTGCTTCCAGCAAATGAGGTTATGCAACTGTCTGGTCTAACATCGGGCAGTGCAAAATTGGTGGTTGTGCGCTCTAACACAGCCAATGTTTCAGTCAATGTTTACGGAGTTTAATCATGGCATTTAACAATAATACACCTGACGATTTAAGCCGATATTCAATTGGCGAGATTGTTGATTTATCAGGCGTTCCTGCCTTTTACGATGCTGGAAGTAGCAAGTGGTTACAGTCTGGCGTATCAACAGCGTCTAGTAATTTAAGCACAACCACAAAAACAAATCTTGCGGCGGCTGGAACTTCGACCGCTCCAACAGTTTTAGCGCAAAGCGCTTTATCATTTTCTTATAATGGTTTTGGGTTTCACGCAACTTATCCTATTGCAAGAATATCTGCAAGTAGTATTTCAGTAGTACCCGCGTACTATAACGGCACAACTGATGTTGGTGTCGGCGTAATGACATCCGCTGGTTTGCAAGCAGTAGGTACGGGTCAAACAAGTAATAGAACTAATACTGCAAGTGGTGGAACAAATGGTGTTGTCGCAAGCAATAATACAAAAATATTTAGTTATTGCTTTTCATCTGCAACTGCGTTAAGTGTTAAGTCTACTACCAATGGCACAACATGGACAACTGAAACAGTTACTGGGTTGCCTACTTTTTCGACTACTTCCGCAACAATTGCACACGCTTCACAAAGCACTGGAGGTAGCAACAACACGTTTGCGGCAACGACTGGTTGGAAAAGAAACTCAACCGCTACTTCACAATTTGCTGTGTTCTGGTGCGGTGCAAGATTTTTGTTGCTTGCCCCAGACGGAATAAACTTTGTGGCTTCTCTTTCAACTGATGGTTTTACCTTTGGCGGTGATAACACGACTGCTATTCTTGGAAGTGCAGGGGCGGCCACTCAAGCTGACGAGATACAATTTTATCGCAATGGCAACAGTTGTTTTTTAAATGTGGGCGGTGCGTATCGTTTTACAACTGATGGCGGTGTAACGTGGGCGGCCTGCACTTTTGCCGCTTCTGGGGGTTTAAACCCCGATAATTATATTTTGCAGTACAACACAACAGACCCCGCAAAACTAATTATTACAAATGGAATCAGTTCGTCTGAAGCATATTACACGGCTGATTCTGGCGCAACGTGGTCAGCAAATAGACCACTACCTTCAGGTAGTACTAATGGTGGTTTATATTATAAAGGCTCTACTCTTGTTTTTTCTAATCGTAGCGCTCTTTACAAAGTGTCAACAGACGATGGCGTTACTTGGGTAACGCCAACATTCCCAATTGGTGTCTTATCAACTCAACTGTGTGTTTTTGCTGATGCAAATAGATTTTATGCTGGTGTTGTTGGTCAGTCGCAACTATTAACATCTTCAGATGCTGTTACTTGGACACTTGTAACCTTACCACAAGCATTTGATTTAAGTATCGTTGTTACGCAGGGGGGTTACGGAATTATTACATATGCAGGTGATTCCAACACAGTTATTCTGCTTGGTTACAATGGTAATTCTGGATATAACCAAGCTATTTATTCTCTAGATGGGGGTGTAACTTGGACAGGTAGCCAATACACAAATGCAAATACTGGTGGAAATTGGAACGTAGGAAACGTTTTCACAACACCAGATGCTGGCGGTGTTGCTTTTGCTTATGGTTCGGCTGGTTTAACTTCTGCCAATTCTACTAACGTACTAAAAGCAGACATAACTGCTGGTGGTGCGTTTTACAGAACTGGAGTAACAGGCATTACGCCAATACGAACTGGCTCAAACGCTTATGTAAGGGTAGGATAAATCATGTACTACAAATTTGAAATCTCTGGCTTGTACTGCGGAACTTCTGAAGAGCAGATTCCATACTCAACTGATGTTGCACCTCCTGATGAGAACATCACAGCCAAGTGGGTATGGAATCATGTCAACTGGGTAGGTCTTCCACTGGATTGGGAGTATGTCCCAGCGCAGTACGTTGAGCCTCCAGTTGTTGAAACACCTGCGGAAACACCATCGGAGCCAACAGCATGAAGCTAAACATGGACATCGAAACAGTAAACCAAATTCTTGGTTACCTTGGAACACGCCCCTACCAAGAGGTGTACCAATTGATCCAAGCTATTCAAGAAGCAGTCAAGCCTCCAAAGGTAGATGATGGAACAACTGGAGACTAAGCTTGCCGTGCATGAAGCCATCTGTACCGAACGCTATAACAGCATAGATCGCTCTTTGCGTGATGGGGACAAGCGCATGACCAAGATTGAGTACCTCTTGTATGGGGTAATTATTTGCGTCCTGTTCGGCCCGGGCGTTGCTGGAGAGCTCGTCAAAAAGATCTTGGGGCTATAGCATGTGGGATTGGGTCGAAGCATTTATTGCGGCGACTCTTATGGTTGCCTTCGTTATATTTGGCACGTACATAATTGCGTGGACTTTAGTGTGATAAATGCGATGGCTTCTTCTGTTACTGCTGTTGGGGCTAGTTGGAGCCGTAGCCAAGAATGGCTGTCACGTCCGAGAGTTCTATGGCATAGGTTACACAATCCACAACCCATCCGAGCGCCATCAACAAATGGTTGCATGGCTAAAGAACAACGCACAGTATTGCAAACCAGAAGACTATGTGGTCATTTGGAACAACCTACCCATGTGGGCGGGTACAGCAGACTCGGCAGAAGCTCGAGCTTTAATTTTGCGTGGTTATGAAGAGGCGCTTAAACGTGAAAAGAAATGAAGATCAGTTACGACAAGTGGTATCCAGTCGTACAGCCTCAAGCGATGGTGCAACAGGAGCTGTTCATAAAAAGGGTGGAAAAGCAAAACGCTGAACACGCTTTGCAGGTGCAGATTGACAATACGGTGAAGAAGTTTCACCAGTATGAGTATGAGATTTATGAATATAGGATGAGGCAGATAACGCTGAACATTGACATCACAAACCTTAAACGCGAGATTGACAAACTTGTATGACCAGAAAGCCAGTACCCAAAACTCCCTCCAAGCCCACACCAGACACGAGGGACAAGCTGACTCTGTACGTCACGCTCATGGTAAGCACAACCCTATGTATCTCCGTGTTGGCAATGGTGGTCAGCTTTATGTTGGGTCTGTGGGCAAAGGAAGTGGACAACGCAGAAATTTTCAAGATGATTTCACCCGCTTTTTCTACTCTTATCGGCGGCATGATTGGGTTCCTGTCTGGTATCAAACTCATGCAAAATGACGACTCTAAAAAGTCAGAAGCACCTTGTAAGAAAGACTAACATGGCACAGTTTGAACCAGCCTTTGAGCAAATGATTAGGGATGAGGGCGGTTACGTCCTCCATGAAGTCGCAGGCGACACTGGGGGTATGACCTATGCAGGAATTGCTCGTAACAAGAACCCACAATGGAACGGTTGGGCGCTTGTGGACAAGAAAGAATTTGGCGGCTCCCTGACCCCTATGGTGCGTGAGTTCTACCGCGTGGAGTTTTGGGACAAGATGCGTGGGAACGAGATCAACAACCAAGAGGTTGCGAATACCATCTTTAACTTTGGGGTAAATGCAGGCATGGGCATGGCTGTAAAGCTTGCGCAATTGATTGTTGGAGCTACCCCTGACGGTGGGATAGGGGCTAAAACCATCGAAAAGCTCAACCAAGTTACGGATGGTCAGCGGTTCAAAGAATCGTATGCGTTGGCAAAAATTGCTCGTTACGTTGAAATTTGCAACAAAAACCCTGTGCAGGTCAAGTTCCTTAAGGGCTGGATCAATCGCACACTGAAAGGTCTAGCATGAGCTTACTAGCTGTTGGATCCATTATTGAAGCCGTGGGTAAGGTTGCAGGCGACCTGATCACCACTGACAAAGAGAAGATGGAAATGGAGATCGAGCAACGAAAGCTCGATCTGGAAGAGAAGCGCATTGATCAGGCTACAGACTTAGCCCAGATTGAGGTCAACAAGATCGAAGCCTCGTCCAGTAGCGTGTTTGTCAGTGGCTGGCGACCTGCCATCGGTTGGATCGGCGTGGCGGCTATGGGCTACCAGTTCCTGCTTTACCCGCTTTTCCAATGGTGTTGGAAGTACTTGCAGGCTATGGGTTGGGTTCCTGTTGGCATGGATCCTCCTCCTGTACTGGATGCTGACCAACTTTGGGTCATCCTGTCTGGGATCCTTGGAATCGCTGGTATGCGTTCTTTTGAGAAGACTAAGGGCGTGGCAAGCAAGTAGCCTTGTCACAAGTTAAAAGGCATACTAAAATGTCTCAACGAATTTAAGAGGTGAACGCATGGCGACTGCAAGTGTTATGACCTATGACAGCTTGGTCGAAAACATCCAATCCTATTTGGAGCGTAATGACACCGCCACGCTGGACAAGATCCCTCTGTTTATCATGTTGGCTGAGCAGGTTATAGCCTCTCAGATCAAGTTTTTGGGTAACTTGACGGTCAACACCAGCAACATGGTGATTGGGACTTCTACCATAGCCAAGCCAGCTCGTTGGCACAAAACGGTGTCTATGAACATCACAGTTGGTGGAGCGCGCCAGCCAGTTTTGCTTCGCAAGTATGAGTATCTGAGGGAATATTGGCCTTCTCCGACTGCGACAGGCACTCCTGTCTACTACGCTGACTACGACTACTCCAATTGGCTCATCGCTCCTACGCCTGACGTAGCCTACGCTTTTGAGGTTCTGTACTACGAGCGTGTTCAGCCTTTGGACAGCTCTAACCAAACCAATTGGTTCACCATCTACGCTCCTCAAGCGTTGCTTTATGGCTCCTTGCTTCAGGCGATGCCGTTCCTTAAGAATGACGACCGCATTCCTATGTGGCAGGCTCAATACAAACTGATCATGGATACTTTGACGGCTGAGGACAAGTTGCGTGTGGCTGATCGTCAAGCTATAGCGGTGGATTCATGAGCTATGTAAGCCCCTTCACTGGTGACGTAATCCAGCCAACGGACGTAAGCTTTCGTGCGGTTACGCTGTCTGCTAACACGCAGTTAAACTGGCCTAGCAACAGCACGACAAGCACCGACTTTGCCCCCCGCATCATGCAGGTGACCGCTACTGCTGGTAGCTTGAGCCTGTTTATGCCTCCCGCTAATCAAACCTCGGTTGGCAACGACGCGCTGATCCGCAACATTGGTGCGAACACTTTTACGGTCAAAGACTACGCAGGCGTAAACACGATTGTGTCTGTAGCCGCTGGCGAGTCCAAGTACATCTACATCACTACCAACGCAAACGCTCAGGGTACTTGGGGTGTCATTGCTTTTGGTGCTGGTTCATCTGGAGCTGACGCCGCTACCCTAGCTGGGTACGGTTTGGTTGCCAGCGGTGCTACCCTTAATCAAAGCCACCCAAGTTCTGCGATTACTACAGGAACTACCTTTGCGGTAACCGACAGAGCGCAGACTCGTGTGTGGTCTGGCGGATCTGGTGTGGCAACGCTCCCAGCCGCGGCCACCCTTGGCAATAACTGGTTTACTTTGTTTAAGAACAACGGTACTGGATCCTTCACGATCTCTTGTACTGGTGCTGAGCTGATAGATGGTAACTCTACTAAGACGTTTAACCCAACAGAGTCAGCATTTATTGTATGTACAGGAACTGCCTACGTAACCGTTGGTTATGGCGTTAGTTCACAGTTTGCGTTTACTTCACTTACAAAGAGCGTGACTGGTGGAGCTGTTCTGCTGACGAACAACGAGGCGGCAAACAACATCCAAGAGTACGTTGGTAATCTGACAAGCAACGTGGTGGTGACGTTCCCACCTATTGTGAACTTGTACGTCATCTCGAACCAAACAACGGACAACGGTTTTAGCCTTACGGTGACGACAGGGTTGGGGTTTACGGCAACGATACCACCGGGGCAACAAGCCACCCTTATCTGCGACGGAACCAACTTTCTTAACGCCAACACCACCCAAGCTGGCGCCTCTACGGTGAGTTTGTTGGATGGCACGGTGGGAACCCCTTCTCTAAACTTTGCGGCGGAAACAAACACTGGCGTGTATCGACCCGCGGCAGGTGAGTTTGGTGTTTCAGTGCTTGGTACGCAAAGGTTTAAAGCAACCGCAACTGGCGTGACAGTTACTGGATCAGGTACGTTCTCAACAGGTATTGCTGGGGGTACGTTCTAATGACCAAGAAGGTATTTGCGCTTGACACGAAGCCGGGCATCCAGCGCGATGGAACTGTCTTTGACAAAGAGTTCTACAACGACGGTCGTTGGGTTCGCTTCCAACGTGGTCGCCCACGTAAGATGGGTGGGTTTCGTGAGATTGTGAACGACTTGGCAGGCCCTTCTCGTGGGATGTACCTTAACCCTCAACAGACCTTTAACAACGTGTTCAGTGGGTATTCTGGTGGCTTGCAGTTGCTTCCAATCAACAACAGCGGTATTGGTTCTGGCATTACGGACATGACGCTGTCTAACTTTACAGCAAACGCGGATAACTTGTGGCAGTTTGATACGTTCTATGACGTGAGTGGGTCTGGGGATAACTTGCTGTTGGCGCACCCCGGTCGCAACCTCACCATCATTGACAACAACGTCAACACCCCTGTCTTGGGTGGCAATATCACTGGCACGTCATTGGCGGCTCTTGGCGTGTTCACAAGCTCCGTGTTCTTGAATTCGACCACGACAATGTACTTGTCTACCCAAGATCTTTTGATTGGTGCTGGTCAAAGCATCTCAGGTACAGGTATTCCTGCTAACACAACGGTTGTGTCTACGAACCTACGAGTTCCTGTGTTGAACGCTGTAGCTGTTACGGGCATTGCTGGTCAGTGTTCTTGCACCGCAACAACTGGTTTGTATGTTGGTCAAACAGTAGCCGTTTCTGGTACTTTGACTGGTACCGCTACAGGTATTACCTCTGGCGTGACGTACTTCATCATCGCCACTAACTTCTCCACGACCTTCACCTTGTCAGCGTCTTCTGGCGGTGGGGCAATTGTTACCACGGCGGGAACAACGACTGGTTTGGTCTTCACCATGGGTCAAATTCAAGACGTGGTGATCTCTAACGCCGCCACAACTTCTGGCGCCTCTACGCTTACGTTTGACAACAATGTCTCGGTGTCTGGTGGCGTGGTAACTCTTCACCCGTACGTTTTTGTGTACGGCAATGACGGGCTGATTAGGAACTCAGGCGCGGGTAATGTCCAAGATTGGGTTTCTGCTGATGCAAATGAGGTCTCTGTAGCCACAGGAAAGATTGTCCAAGGGCTACCAGTGCGAGGCGGTTCAAACGCGCCTTCTGGGCTGTTTTGGAGCCTTGACTCACTGATCCGTGTGTCCTACATCGGTGGTGCTGGTACACCCCCTCAGTTTTGGCGCTATGACTTGATCTCTTCTCAGTCATCTATCCTGTCCTCTCAGTCTGTGATTGAGTATGACGGTATCTATTATTGGTGTGGTGTTGACAGGTTCTTGCTCTACAACGGTGTTGTGAAAGAGATCCCAAACAACATGAACCAGAACTACTTCTTTGACAACCTAAACTATGCCCAGCGCGAAAAGGTTTGGGTTACCAAAGTTCCTCGTTTTGGTGAAATTTGGTGGTTCTATCCACGTGGTACTGCTACTGAATGTACAGATGCAGTCATCTACAATGTGCGTGAGAACACTTGGTACGACACAGGTTTAGCTTCAGGTGCTCAGCGCTCTGCTGGGTACTTCTCCCAAATCTTCCAATTCCCAATCGCCGCTGATTGGAATATCAACGCTGTGGGCGGTATTTTAACTGCGACCATCACAAACGGTGGCGCAGGATACACCAATGGTACGTACAACAACACCCCTTTAACTGGCGGTGCTGGCACATTGGCTACAGCAAATATCACGGTTGCAGGCGGTATTGTGACTTCTGTAGTGATCAATGGTCATGGCAAGAACTATGCAGTCGGTAACACCCTGTCTGCATCAATTCCGAGCGGTGCTGGGTTTGTCTTGACTGTTGCTACTCTAATGGACTTTGTGTCTTTGTATCAAAACGAGATTGGTACAGACAAGGTTAGTGGCGCTCTCTCGGTGGCGATTGAGTCTTACTTTGAGACAAATGACTTGGGGTTAGTCTCAGGAGGCCCCTCCCAGCCCTCCCCAGTCGGTGAGAACAAGTGGCTACGCTTAGAACGTGTGGAACCTGACTTCATTCAAAGCGGAGACATGGAGCTGTACGTTACTGGACGATCATTTGCTCAGTCCCAAGACGTAACGTCTTCTGCGTACACATTTAGCCCAAACACAGGCAAGGTTGACATGCGTGAACAACGACGTGAGTTGAGGTTGAAGTTTGTCTCTAACGTGGCTGGTGGAAATTATCAAGTTGGTAAAATCCTCTTAGACGCCGACTTAGGTGACGTGAGACCATAATGGCAACCATACTCAACACAAATCCAGTCTACGACCCAAGGTATCACACCTTTGAGTCGTGGGCGTCGCTCATGTGCGAGCAGTACGCGGCACAGCAACTAGCTATTCCAGATGCAAACACAAATTGGAAAGATTGGGCGTCTGGTTTGAAGGCTATTGATGTGTTTACGAATGAGGGCATCCCCGGCCCCTTCATCTACGACGACTGGCAAGAATGGGCTGAAGCCCTTGTCAACGCTGTTAACCCATCGGTGAACTGAACATGGCACTGTTTGAAAGACTTTCAGCCTCAAGCACACCTCAAGAGATTGCGGATGCTTACGAAGAGTTCACGGGCTTGGCTGGTGGTGATAATGCCACTAATCAACAATTAGCTCTTGATTATCTAAACAATTTAGGTGTTGCTACACCATCAATCAATCAAGCCTACAGCTTATACACAACCCCCACAACAGCCGTTACTGGTTTACCAACAACCACCGATACAAATGTTACGACTACTGGTGATACTGGTGGACTGTCCAATCTAACTACAGGCACTACCTCCAATCTTGCCTCGACTACTGGATCAACAGCAGGTGTAACAACTGGTGCAACAACTGGTTCAACAAATCTTACGCCAACTGGGTTATCAACTGTCACTGATCTTGTTCCAGACAAAACAGATACCACAGGTCTACCTCCTACAACAGCAACTCGTGTAGACGAATCTGGCACACTGGTTGCATTAGGTGATGGAACATACCGCCTGCCAAACGGCACTATCCTTGATGCTTATGGTAATCCCGTTACAACAGGCGGATTGACAACGCTCAACAATATAACAACCGCTCCTGCTGACAACATAACGTCAACTGGTTATACAAAACCTACGTCTGGATTAACTGGAGTTGCGGGTCAAAAAGTAATTGAGGGCGATGATATTGAGACACAGATTGCTCAGCTTCCAACTGAGTATGCGAGTTGGCAGACGTCGAGTGTGCCCGGCTACATCGACTTCATCCGCAAAGATGACGGTGCGGTTTTAGATCGTCGTCTGAACAACACTTTTAGCGATCTAGACCTGCTAAAAATTGGTCTGTCGTTTATCCCCGGCGCTGGGCAAATCCTTGCCGTCATCAATACTGCTGATGCGCTGAGATCTGGTAACTTGTTACAAGCGGCGGTGGGTGCTACGGGGCTGATGCCGGGCATGCAGAACGTCAACACCGCTCTGCGAGTTGGTCAAGCGGTTCAGCAAGACAACCCATTTGGTGCAATCACTGCGCTTGCAGGCAACTCTGATCTGCAAAATTACTTTGGTGCAAACAACTTAACGATTGGTGGTTACACAGCTAAAGATGCTATTAGCGCGGCTAATCTGTACACCGCCTCACAAAACGGTAACTACGCTGGCATTATTGCCAACGCTGGCGCTTTGATCAACAGCCCTGACACGGTGCTTGCTGGCAGAGCTCTTGCTGTTTTGCAGGCGGCTGAGTCAGGTAATCCTAGCGCTTTAAATATGGCGGTGTCTGCGTTTAATTCTGTTGGTGGTGGTGGTGGATTACCTACTACAACAGGATCAACTACAGTATCAGATAGCGTTCCTTTGACTGACGAAGAGATTGCAGATTTAACTCCAGATCAGTTGCGGGTATATCAAGAAGGTGGTGTTGCTGGTCTACGTGATTACAACCGTGCTATCAAAAACCTTACCTCTCTGACAACCAGTGGTTTAACTGGTAGTTCTATGGGCAGTGATGACACCACCACAGGAACCACAACCAGTGGTTTGACTGGTACAACTCGTAGTTTAAATGGTGCGCTGACTACAGCAACAACTACAGATCAATTTGAAGATCTGCTGATTACAAGTTTGCGTGGTCAGGGTCTGAACAACTCTCAGATCTCTGCCTACTTGGAAAACTTAAACAACCAATCATCTGGTTTGGATGATGTTGGTCTTCTCGCGTTTAGACAAGCTAAGGTCTCTGGTGCTACGGATGCTGAGGCGCTTGCCGCCGCTAACTTGGCAAGTGGTAAGACTACTGTGGTGACCGATACAGGAACAGAAGCTGAGCTAATTGTCACAGATACAAATATAGACACAGATTTTGAGACAAACATTTATTCGTTCTTTGAAACGCAAACTGAGTTTGAGACTGGTACAGAGCTGATCGTTACAAGTGGAAGAGAAACAGGTCAAGAAACTGAGTCAGAAACAGAAACATTACCTGTAATTACTGTCACTGCATTCAGTGAAAAAGAAACAGAATCTCAAACGGAAACAATACCAGTCGTTACTGTTACTGCTTTCAGTGAAAAAGAAACTGAGACTGAGACTGAAATAATACCTGTAGTGACCATTACAGCTTTGAGCGAAAAAGAGACAGAGACTGAAACTATAACGGAAGTGATTGTTACGACTTCCAGTGAAACAGAATCTGAGTCTGAAACAGTAACCGAAATCATTGTCACTACCTCAAGTGAAACAATAACAGAGACTGTTACTGATACTGAGTCTGAAACTGAATCAGAAACAATTACAGAAATTATTGTCACAACCTCTAGCGAGACATTGACAGATACAGAGTCTGAAACAATTACCGAAATTATTATTACCGACACTCTGACAGACACAGAGACAGAAACGATCACTAAAATTGTTACCAGACCAGTAGTTACAAAACCGCCAACAGTTACGTCTGGATCGTTTACGGCAGGAACCCCTGCAACTGGTACTAGAGGCAAACCGAATGAATTCTTAAAGGAAAACCTCCTTAAGACTTACATGACCAAGGACAGCTTTAAAGACCCCTTGGCGCAATTTAATAAAGCTCGCCAAGAATTGGCTAAGGATGAAATGATGCAACAAGGCGTAGACCCTCGTTTAGCGGCTATATTGGCGGCAAAAATGAATGGTGAAGAAGCACCACCAAAGCAGACGTATAACTACGGTGAAGAGCCTGACAGCATTGATGACATTCTTGGTCTCAAAGTTGAGGGTGAGCGTCAATACGCTCAAGGCGGATACGTACAACCACTTATGGCTCAGGGCGGTATGGCTTTACCACTCTTGGCGGCAAAAGGCGGTCTTCCAGCCATGCACAAGGGTCGCGAGGACTTTCGTGACGGTAAACACGTAGCTGGTGAGGGTGACGGTCAATCTGACGACATCCCTGCCATGCTTGCTGATGGTGAGTTTGTTTTCCCTGCGGACGTAGTTTCTGCACTAGGAAATGGCTCAACAAAGGCAGGAACGGATAAACTATACGAAATGATGCATTCAATTCGTGATAGAGCGCGGTCTAAGGGGCGTAAAGACCTTCCCCCACCCGCATTGAAATCACCACTAGATTACCTAAAGAAACGGTAAGGAGCACACCATGGGACTATTTACTGGAGCCGCACCACCAGACGTAACCAAGACGCAAACGACTGCGTCTACCACGCCTGACTACTACACGGATTACCTGACCAAGCTTTCTCAAGCTGGACAGTCCTACATGGGTGCGTTTGATCCCAAAACGGGAGCTTATACCCCGCCTAATCAGGCTGATCTAATCACGGCTGGATCTCCTTATGTTGCTGGGTTAACTCAAGAGCAGAAGGATGTTTTCAGTGGTGCGCCAAAGCAACTTCAACGCTATCAAGATCCCCTAAATCAGGCTCTGACAGCAGGTAAGTCTGGCATGGATGTTAGTCAGGCTGACATCTCCAAGTTCTATAACCCTTACGAAAATGCTGTGGTTGGTGGCTTGGGAACTCAAAGCGCTACAAACGTACAGCGTAACCTTATGCCCCAGCTCAAAGCTGGCTTTGTGGGTACTGGTGGTTTGGGTAGTACACGTTACGCCAACGCTCTTGGTCAGACCATGGGTGACGTGAACACTGGTCTACTGCAAGAGCAGAACAAGACACGAATGGCTGGTTACAACACAGCGCTTGATGCGGCTATGAAAGAAGCTCAGTTGTCAAACCAAGCCTCTGCCGCGTTGACAGGTTTGGGTTCTGCTGAACAGCAAGCCGCGACCACTGGTCTGAAGACTGGTGCTGACTTGGGTGCTTTAGAGCAGGCATTTACGCAGTCTCAGATCAATGCACCTCTGACTATGTCATCTAACGTCGCTCAGTTGCTCAAAGGGTACACAGTACCAACGACGCAGGAGCAAGTGTACAAGGGCCCCGGCGACACTTACCAGCCCTCCCCCTTGTCACAGATTGCCAGCTTGGGTACTTTGTTGGCTAGTGGCTTTAATTCTGGCTCTGGTTGGGGTAATAAATTACTTAAAGGCTTAGGCACTTTTGGTAGTACTGCAAACGCAGATCAAGCTATCAATGAGTATTTTAAAGCTACAGGAAATAGCCCATTTGATGTTGGTGATACTGGTACTGTTGACTATACCGAGGAGCTTCCTGCATGGCTCCAAGAATATTATGCCAATAACCCTGATTGAGGATTAGACATGGCACTTCCAACAAGCTTACTTAAAAAACCTGTTGATCTTTCTGGCACTACACCAGAAGACGAAGAGTACAAAGCTGACTTTAAAAAGTCTCAGGCTGACTTGAAGGCGGCGCTTGCCGCTCGTGAGAATCAACTGTTTGATCCAGTTCTATTAGCTTTATCACAAGGTTTTGCCGCTCCTACAAAAACTGGTGGCTTTGGTGAGTCATTGGGTACTGCCGCGGGTCTTGCAAGCCAAGCCGCTATTGGTCAACAAAAGAGCGCCGCTGAAAACGCTCAGATGCGTATGCAACTAGCGCAGATGGGTTTAGAGCAGAGCCGCAAAAATAAAGCGATTGGCATGGTTGGAGACTTGTTTCCAAAACCTGCTGGTGCTCCTACCGCTGGTGCTCCTTCAGTCGGCGCTCCCGCTGGTGCTTCAGTTGCTGAATCTGCTCAACCACCCGCTCAACCTACTGGTGGAATGCGTTCAATCAGTGGCGCCGACATTTTCAAAATTAGTCAGTACGATAAAGAGTTGGGCGATGCTTTAACCAAGGCTGTTAACGTAGATAGGGATCGTTTCAAGATCTCTATGAACGGTATTGTGTTTGATACGGCAACTGAGAAGTACTTAAACATCCCGATACCGGGCCAGACTCAGTCTAAATTTGTCACCCCGTTTGGCACATTTGACATGACGCCCAACGAGTACTCTCAGTTTGGTGAAGCCCAGTCTAGGGGTAAAGGCAAAGAGTGGATCGAAATGTTCCGAACAGGAAAGATCGACGTTGCTGGCAAACCTGTTGTGGGTGCTCCTGATGCCTCTGGTCGTCCAACAACTTCTGAGGCTGATGCCAAAGCCGCCGCCGCCAAAGTAGAAGCCGAAGCTACTGCAAGAAATCGTGTTGAACAGACCAAAAACGTCAAAGATTCTGCCACAGCCGCTATGTCTTTGATTCCTTTGTACGACAGGGCTGACAAACTGTTAAAGACCAGAGGCATTGAGACTGCTTTAGGTGTGCTTGAGAAGCCTGACTTCTTGGCTCAGATTGGTACTGTTGCTGATGAAGGTATTAAAGTTGGCCCTTACGCCATCAACGCGCCAAGTGTTCGCAAGATTGTTACAAACTTTGCCCAAGACCAGAACGTGATCAATGCTTTGACAGAGTTAGGTCAAGTAGAAGCAATGTGGCAGTTTACTCAGCGTAAGGGTTTGGGTTCTGGAACGTCTGTTTCTAACTTTGAACAGCAGATGGTCAACGCGATGGGGCCGAACTTTAAAGACCCCAAAGACGCCTACACCAAGAAGCTACAGTTCATGCGTGAGAAGGCTAACTTTGAGCAGAAACTTGGTCAAGAGCTGTTCCGTACTGGTAAGCAATACGAAGACTATGTAAACAGTCCAGACTTTGATCGTATTTTTGGTGACTACAGAGCTCGTTTAGAGCGCATTGGTGAAGTTAAGGTGTCGCCAAAGCTTGGAGGCGCTGTCAATCCAGCGGCTGGTAATGATCTGCGTAGCAAGATAGGGCTGTAATCATGGCTGAACCACAAAAACCAATGGCGTTTCTTGATACTCTTGACGAGACGCAACGAAAATTTGCAGACGAGATTATTGAAAAGTCTAAGATAAAGGGCATGGATCCTCGGCTTAGCTTGGCTTTGGTCTATCGAGAGAGCAAGTTTGATCCCTATGCTGTTGGTGGCGTTGGTGAGATTGGTCTCATGCAAGTTAAGCCTTCTACTGGCAAACTAATGGGTTTCTCGGAAAAAGATCTTAAAAATCCTTCCAAAAACATTGATGCTGGTTTGCAGTACTTGAATCAGAATCTGATCAAGTTTAACGATCCAGTGCTTGCCGTGGCTGGGTACAACGCAGGCCCTGATCACCCGTATTTCTCAGATCCTAAGATACCCCTGCCTGAGAGCACGGTCAATTACGTCAGAGATATCAAAGATCTTGGTGGGTTTACTGTATCGCCAAAGGAAGATACACCACCCCCTCCACCACCTCCCCCAGAGCCTGCGTCTGAAGATGATCTACGTAAGCAAAAAGCCGCCATGATTGGTGCGTTAGGTGGGTTCGGTGCGGGTGCGGTTCAAACCATGTTTGGTAGTGGTGGGCAAGGCCCTGCCACGACGAACGCCAACACCCCCGGCGGTCGTTACGCCGCCAAGACTGGTTACGGCATAGGCGAAGGCTCTACCAAAGAGGTGATAGATCGCTACAAGAAGTTTGCACCACAACCTTTGGGTGACCAGATGTTTGCTGATCCAAAAAAGAGCTCCATGGGTGCTGGCCCGAGGAACCTGCCAGTGGTGCCGGGGACTACCGCCGCTTTGTCCATCAACAGACAGGTTCCCACACCTCCCCCTACTCCTATGCTCCAGAACATTCGTCAGGGTGCACAGACCGTAGGAAATGTGATGGGTAAGATCCCAGTCGTACCAGCCACTCTGGGCGGAGCCTCCACAGGCTACCAAAGTCAAGAAGCTTTTAACCGCTACCAAAAGGGTGACATGACTGGCGCTACTATTGCTGGCGTAGGCGCTCTAGGAGGGCTTGCATCGATGGTTCCTCACCCAGCCACCAGAGCACTCGGTGCGACGGCTTCTGCGGTCTCCCCCGCGGCTCTAGCGGTGCTTGATAAGATGCGTACAATGAACCAACAGCCCAAGGTTCCTGCTTCACCTCAAGAATTACAAGGTGCAAAGAACCCAGCTTTCATGTATCCTAGACCCTGATTGTCCTTTCATAGTGCTCTCCGCAGTTGCCTATGAGATTTGCCCTCCCCTAATACGGGAGGGCTTTTTTTTACACTGGTTCAGTGTGTAAGGTGTCGTTCTTCCCGTGGGTACTAGCCCAATACTGCTTAGCAAAGACTTGCCCAGTACCTTCGTAAGCTTTCCCAGCAAAGTGGTTGGGAATGAAGTAGTGGCTAGGGTAGATGGTTAAGGGGTACTTGGTGCGCTTCCATGTGTCTGTGAGCGCTTGAGGCCCCGTTGACTGCCAAGCTCTCTTATCTATGACTGTTGGTTTTTGTTTGATGTCCTGAATGACGTCAGCAAAGAACTTGGACTTTGGAACTGATGCTATACACCCTGCCGCAATCAGGTTAGGTCTTAAGGTCTCGCTCTCCCAACATGAGAATTCAGATGGTTCTAGGAGCCAATCCTCGAGGGGTTTAACGCAGTAGGAATCAGCGTCAAGGGCTATCCCTCCATGCGCGTGAATAATCTCGTAGCGCATCATATCCGCCACACCAGCGAGCTCTTTGTTGTACATCTCCTTCATGTGCTCAGTGTTGACCCATTTGTTCTTTTCTAGGTCTTTGTTTCCCCACACGTAGACCTTGTACGAGGGGTTGAGCTTCTTCCAAGTGTTGATGCAGTTATCTGGGCGTTTGGATTCGTCACCTATCCAAACAAAATGCAATAGCTTGGGGATCATGCGTTGCCAGCAGGAGTGCAGAGCATGAACAAGACTTGCTTGCGATCTTGCTCTACATCATCCATGGCAACGTCATACCCATGCTC